TGCCGAGGAAGTCGTTTTCTTCTTCCTCGTCATACAGTACAGCGAATGGGTAAACGCTCGGCTGTTCGTCTTCCTCCACATACAAGAAGAAATCCATACCCGGAATGTAGTAATACTTATTCAGTTGCCAGCGGCCGTCGTCGTTTAGGAAACGCTCATAGTGAATATGAACCGTTACATTCTCGTCACCGAGAACATTTTGCCCTTGCTTGCCGGGGCCATTTTCACGGTCGAGGACTTGTCCGGTTTCGGTATCCGTTGCAGCTAAAACATCGTGGTTTAGTGCCTTAAACTTCTCTAAATTGCCGTTTTTCTCCACATATTGGCGGAATTTCTTATTATTTTTAACTGTGGATAACGCCATGTTTTCCACGCAGACGGCATACTTGGCATCATACATATAAAATGCGTCCGGATCGAGGTAAAAACTTGTGATTGGATACCGTTTTACGCAGATTTTGCCTTGATACAGGGCGTTTTCAGGTGAATTTTCGCCTACATACGTACCTCCGACGTAGGTATCGTCAGTATAAACGACGGCTATCGAAATGCCGTGCAGAAGTGATCGGTCGATACAGCGGCGAATAACACGCGGAACCTTTTCGGTCGTCCAAACGTGCTCATAAGCCCGTTGTAATTTCTCCATTTTCTCCGCATATTTTTGTTCCCGCGCCGTGAAGTGCGCCATCGGGATAGCTGAAGCAAGATTGGCCCGTTTCAGTGTTCGGGTATAGCGCACATCGTTGATAACAGGTGTCGGAATCCACGGCGGCAAGGATTCGTCTTTCCATATGTCGCCACGGTCGAACTTGTCGATCAGTTTAATCTTTTGGTGCTTGGTCGCAACGGCTTGTTCTGCCTTGTGAAATCGGGCCGTTAGGTCGGAAATTTTAAGTTTAATCTGTTCGGCTTCGTTCACGAAATCAGCCCTCCTTCATAGTCCGCTTCGCCTTCCAATTCTTCTTCATCGAGCAATTTTTCGGCTAAATTGGCCGCTTTTAGCCATTCTTGCGCCTCTTTCGGCAAATCCGGGCTTGCGCCTTGATGTTGCGGAACGTCGGCCTTGATGCGCTGAAGGATGATGGAGCGCACATCCCGAACAGCAAGCAATCCGACCGATGTTTCTGCAACAGGCAAGTGTAGTTCAAATGCCATTTTTAGTTGCGTATAATCGGATTTGGTAAAATTGTACGAAAGATAAGTGCCGTCGTTGTAGTACACCGTATATAATCGCGTTGCGGGTTTACCCATCTTATTCAATAAGCCTCCTTTATACGTAGGAGAGGTAAGAACCTTTGTAGTCTTCAAAATCTTCATCTTCGTATTCCAATTCTCGGACATTATTGTATCTCTTTGGCGGTTCACTTGCAATATACAATAATTCGTCCGGGTTCTCCGGTAATCTCATAAACCCGTAGCGAATCGAGTCCATCGCGTGATCGTTTTTCTTGATGGGTTTTTCGTCCGGGTTTTTCTTGTCGTCGAGCGTTATTTCGGGGAATTTATAATTGATGCCCTCTTTGGCGATGTTGGGGCATTTGTCTTTGAACACTACCCACTTTTTGCGTTTGATGTAGGAATTAACACGTAGAATCCCGGCTTCAATGCTGTTATTCCCTTCGGTGAAATACAAACCGTAATCTTGGTAGAGGGATTGAACAGATTTGCCGTTGATGGGGTCGGTCTTATTTTTGATGGAGGGATCGGCAACCATAAATCGTATCCGTCCTGCGGGGATAGCGTCTATTCGTGGCCGAATAGCCGCTGCGTGATCCGGCACAAGGGCTTCCGGCTTGTAGTATTCGTCATACGTAATCACGACTCCATTCTCGGGGTCTATCGCGTTCCAGTATACAGCCGTCGGGTTCCGCAAGCCGTGGTCGAGGGTAATAAACCGTTCCCATGATTTTGGGATTTCACTAATTCCACGTAAGCGGAAATAGTCAGACTCGGTAGTCAGAACTGAAGAAAACTCCGGATAGACCATACCTTCCGAGTGGTCGAATGATCCCAATAGGTATCGTTTTATCCACCATTCCGGCTTTGATTTGCTGTTCATTTCAATGAAATCATCCGGCAGATACCTGTTTAATTCCGTCGGCCAAATGAAAGTAGTAATAAAGCGGTTATAAAGATCATGTTCAGGATGGTTAGCGTCAGCCCGAGCGATATTATCCGCAAATACTTCTTTGATCCAGCCAATGTCTGGGTTGGAACAAACGGCAAACAGTCGGTTTTTGACAAACGGGTCGCGCATCCGAGTAAGAAGTTGGTCATAAATAGAACGATCGATGCCCGAGGCTTCTTCCATGTGGATAATTCCGGCGTTAATAGATCGCAATTTTTCTTCGTCATCTGAAGGAATCGTATAAAAAATGAATCCATTTTCAAGTTCGATCTCACCGTCCGCTTTGTTATATCGTTTGATTAGGGAAGGTGGGCAAACTTCGTTGAAGAACGTTTTGAGCGTGGTTCGCTTCAACTGTTGTAAAGTCGGCGCGGTGAGAAGCCCGGTTCCTTTTGGATTTTCAAGAGCGCGAAGTAAAACTTCTGTCAGGGAAGTCCGGGATTTACCGGAGCCGAACCCGCCGAAATAACCAATGATTTGAACCTGTAATTCCCACGCATTTTTCCGTTTGTTGTACCGCTCTACGAGCGGCACGCTATGCGACGGCATTTGATAGTCCTGCGGAACGTACGTAAGTTCGATTGCATTGCAGAAAGGGCATACGACATAAGCCGGATGCCCGTTTTCAGGTACAATCACATCCCCGCCGAAGCAAGATTGGCATAAGCCTGTTGTCATAGAATACGGCCTCCCACAAGATACAGATACCCGTCTGCACCCCGGATAAGCAAAGGACGGCGGCAATCGACGCATTCGTATACAGATTCGTTGTCGTTAACTTTGGAATCTTCCGCTAAATGACGCCCGCATTCGCAGCTTACGTAAACCCATGCGCCGACCTTTGATTCCATCGGGACACCCCCGGACTTGCTATGTTAACTAAGATGTTTTAGCTACTCGCTTCACCTTTCGGCTCCGGCTTAGAACGCAAAGCCTCCGTCTTAGCGTTGGACTCTTGGACTTGAAGGTTTGCTTTAATGCCTGCGGTTGCTGCTTCCTGTTCCGCCCTTCTCTCGTTTAAAGAAAGGGTTTGTTGATGGGCTTGTTCTTTGTGCTGGGCGTCTTGGTCGGCTTGGGATTTTTTGGTGTGCATGTCCAACATCGCTTTCGCCTTTTCCAATTCGAACTTCTGCGCCTCGATGTCCATTTCTTGTTCCATCTTGATGTGTTCCATTTGAAGTTTTTGCTGTTCGAGGGCGAGTTGATCCTGCGGGCTAATCCCTTGCTGCTCCGCACCAAGTGATTTGTAAGCCGCCGCGAGTGTGTTGACAGCGTTTGCCATAATATCGACGTTAAGTTCTGTCGTCCGACTTAACGTATTTAGTATGGATTGCAAAATCGCTTCCTGCACTTGTGAGGCAAGCCCCTGTGCAGAAGCACCCGCCGTTTCTTGCGGCGTTGCAGCCTGCGCTTCCCCCGGAAAAGCGAACGAAAGTTGCCCCGAGCCGCCTTGCGGTTGCACGATGCCCGGAAGGGCGTTTTCTGGAATCGACATTTGTATTCCACCTTTTTCTTTTCATTGTATACGAATCTCCTTTAAAATTCCAGAGTTCGCCCTTCGCCTGAAAGATACCACGCCTCTTTTTGCTTGGCAGTCATCTTGTCCCATTGACACATGCTTTTTGCAAATCCATGACCACGCCGTAGGATACCGAATGTTACCGAGATTTTATTGTAACCTCGCATAAAGGAGTAACTTTCCTTTGTAAACCATAGCCAATGCTTAATGTAATTTTTCATTCGCTCTGTCTCACCACCTGTGGCCGGGAGATTTGGTGCATTACAATCACCTTGTTACGATCCCCGGTATTCAGGACACCGGAAATTTCGTTTACCTGTTTGATCGCGTGCGTGTCGCCTTGAAGTCCTTCCGTCACTAACGTTTGGAAGGCCTTCCGGCTCGCAATTTGCGCGTTAAACGCCATCTGCGCGTTAATGTATTGCCGAACGGGTTCCATGTTTAGAAATTCGTACCACATTTGTTTGTTGCCGACTCGCAGCTTCGCTGTGAGTTCGCTAGGATTCAAGTGCAAAGCGAAGTCGTTTTCGTAAAAGGCGTCCGCCAGCCGAGCGAATACTTCTCGCTTTTCAGCCGGAAAAGACTGAAAGGAGGGGTTAATCTTTAACATTTCGAGTAGTTTGTTTATTTCTTCCATTAATCATAACCTCCATGTCGAAGAAAAACGGCCGTTTGGTTTCGCTTTTGGTTCGGCGGCGCATTGCATTTTTGACGAAGTTGATTCGAAACATTTTGCAATCCTTCTTCCACCGTTCGACCGGGATAAAAGCCTCTTGAACGTATTTACCGCCATACTCGTTATAGTAATCATAAACGAGCAGATATCCCGGTTCGCCTTCTTTAACGTACTCGACGGCGTAAAAATACCCCGTTTTGAATGTAGACGCCTTGGTACTGGATGCGTTTGAGTTCTTCGCGGACATCGCCCTCGACCTCCCTTGCGAAGCCGTTTTCGTCGAATAGCACATCTTCTGATGTGCTATACAAACCCGAAAGGAGGCTCCGAATCGCTGGATCAGCGATTCGAAGTTTCCCATTCTCGTATTCGCAAGCCGTCTGCGGGCTTCGGCGGATTAACTTTGCGATTTCT